GTGAAATCAAAACAGCCCCCGCATTGGTTTAAGGGGGGCCTACGGTCTTCTATCAGAACGGAATCGTCTGGTTTTATTTCTATTCTACTGCGTTATCAGCAGCTTTTAGAACGTAATCGTACGTGTTTCACTCTATACTCTCCCGTTTTTCCATTACAAGTCCGTATGTTATCGTTGTATCGTTGATGTCTACCACTTCCCAATCATCTGCGGTTAAGTCATTAGCCTGTGGATTCCAGCATCTTACCATCTTATTCTTGAACACGCCCATCACACAGTCAGACGTATTGGTTGGTTTCATTATGCATGTAGGCCATCTCTTACGCCTGATGTATAGATCTTTCTCCATTGCTTCGTTTACTGCTTCATGTATAAACATTGATTAACCCTCCCGATCAATGATAGATACGCTTACCACACTCTTTACACTCATGTATGTGGTGTGTACGCATTACTCCTGGCCTCTCAGTGTCAAGGTAATACCCTATGTACTTTGTCTTGCTGTGCTTGCACCGTAGCCGTCTAAGCAGTTTAGTAATCATTCCGGTTCCTCCCTTTATTTGTGAGCAGGCGGTATAGTTCTTGTAGTTATGCCTAATATCTTTTCAGCGCAATCTTCGCAAACATCAATCTTTTCATATAGTCCCCAGCAATAAACAATTCCTCTGGCTCCTGATCCGCCAGTGTAGTGTCTTCCTAATGTGCTTTTCTTTATCTTATAACTTGTGCTCGCATCATTCTTTTCACATACATCACATATCCTTTTGTTCATTCTTCCTCCCTCAAAATAATAGGAACCGGATTCCCTTCTGCATCAAACGTACAACGGCTTTGACTATCCTTCCGCTGTATGAAGTGTCCTTCCTCTCTGTCATGGCATTGCTTACATTCGTATTCAAGGTTGTCATGGCTTAATGATATCAGCGGATCATTTATATTATCAGGTGTTAGTGGTATCTTATGATGCACCATGTATCCTAATCTCTCACGGCATTTCTCACACAGTCCGCCATCAATTGCAATTCTATTCGCTATGTAGGCTTTACGGCATCTACGCCACGGCATACCATCATAGAATGCTCTGGCGAATTCCTTAGCCATTACGCTCTAGGCCCCGGGCATCTTGCCCTTTCCGTTCTAATAGCTTCTGTCTCTGCCTCGTGCGCAGCTTTCTCTGCAATAAACTTCTCCTTATCTGCTTTACTTTTTTCTATTCCGTTTTTACTTAGTTCAATCAACGTTAGGCATATAATAGCAACTATGCAAATTGTTGTTGTATCTAACATATTTACCCTCCTTTATTTTTCTGCATATAAAAAGCACCAAGGTAATCACCTCAGTGCTTAATGGTTAGTTTAATTCTAGTAAGTTTTTTATTTCTTCTCTCAACTCATTGCAATATTGTTTGCCTTCTTCGTATACGTCCTGGCGTCCATACTCTTCAAAGTCTCCGTCTATGAAACTCTCATAGTCTTCAATAAGCTTATTAGCCCATGCTAATATTTTTTGTTTATCCATACGTTACCCCCTAACGATCATGGCAATTTATGTTTAATGCAATATTGTGCTTTCCAGTGTAAGACCTTTCCCCGGCTCCGCTATCTTTATTCTATCCTCGTCATAATAATAAACATCTACTCTCTGTGTATCTTTAACTGCTTTGTACTTCTGGCATATTACGGTCAAAGCTTCGTTAACGGTCTTACAAAATACCATTTTATCTTTCTCTGATCCAGCATACCATGAGTCACTTTCAAGCATTATCTTGTATATGCCATCACCATTAGACTTTATATCCTTTATATTATCAAGCTTACTTACGAATTGCATTATCTCTTTGTTCATTGAATCGTAATCAACCTTTGGTCTTGACATTCTTACAAGAGTTACAATGCTTATCACAATTACTATCACCGATACAAGGATTGAAAGCAGGTAAAGCTTTTTCTTCTTTTCATCACTCATATAAATCCCTCCTTTTGATACCAGTATATACCATTTCTGTGTAAAAGAAAACACCCACCACTGCATAACCATGACAGGCGTTTCCTTAGGAGGTGTATTATGATGAAGCTGATTCGGTTCCCCCGGAATTGGACCGGAATCTACAGCCATGGGGTTGCTGTTGCTCTGCCGTTGAGCTATGAACCGATATGCCGGTATCCCCGGCACGCCTTAGTGTTTATAGTCTGGTAAGGGAAAGTCAGACTGGCCTTATAATTCAGTTTATAGTCTGGAAAGGTTGGGTCAGACTGGCAATCTTTTAGCACCGCATTGCCAGGTGCGCCTTTGATATTATAGTCCGTCAAGACTAGTCGGACTTGCTAGTGACCATAAGGGGTTTTATGATTCACTTGTTCCATTTTAATTATATCACATGAGTACCGTGACAAACGTGACACTTTCACTTGACAGGCACAATATAAATTATTTTCTCACCAGTTTTTAACCATATGATTATAGCGTTCGGAATATCTGGCACATCGAATAAGCTGCAGCATGGCCGGTAATCCGATAAAAGAGAAGCGTTTATGTTAGTTGTAGATATAAATTGATCGTAGATTTCGCCATAAGTCACTATATCCCCTCCCTTCTTTTAAGTTTTAATTTGCTTTCATGAATCTTGAAAACTTCTTCTTGCAGGCTTCTTCTGTGTATCCCTCGCCCATAGCTTCTGCAACCTCTTTCCAATTCAAGCCATCAACGCAGCTGTACATGAGGATATTTCTCAGGTCGCTTTCTTCCAGGCTGTATATGTATGTTTCTACATCAATTACCTTTTTTTCAAGAGTAACGATATGTAGTTCCTTTTTAGCTTTTCTTTCTCTCAGCTCTGCCCGTTTCTTGTTTATATCCTGATAATCTCCGTTTCCACGTATTATGCAAATACCTAACGGCTTCTTTCCTCGCTTCCCTTTGGTAACAACGTCAGTCACTTCTCTTTCAGTTGGCTTCATCCAGTCAATTTCATTTTGCAGTTTATTGATCCGGGCTTCTTCTGCTTCAATCTCTCTTTTTATGGAGATATATTGCTTAAGAACATTTTTGTCCGGTTCCATGCGCTTTCCTCCTTCCTAAAAACAGTAACATTTTCGTCGTAAAATCCCAATCAAGAGCTAATCTTTCACTGATATATTTCTTTTTGTTTTCTTCCTGTGGTTCAGCTTTTTTCTGTGCTGACATCATTATCCCTCCTGTCCTATAATAGCTTCAATTTCTTTTTCAATATTATCCAAGGCCTTCCATGCACACTGTTCTTCCGCCTTTTTCTTCTGGTCATGCGTCATTACCATTGTGTCACTGTGATTTTGCTTATGTATTGCTATCGCTGCCCGGATCTGGCTGATCTGGTTCTCTGCCCGCTCTGCTTCTGCAGCTCGCATACTGTAATACTCCCGATCATGTTCCATCTTCATTTCTGTCGCTGTCATGGTCATTCCCTCCATTCCTTTTATCGAAACGCTGTATAAGGTCCATTCCTATCGCAGTCAATATAGCAATAACTCCAATTAAAGGAAAATTCCACATGACAATTATCGTCAGTGCTCCTGCTCCAAACATTATTGCCATAAGTGCTATCCTCATTATGTATAAAACTGCATTATATACTTTACTTTTCATTTTGTTTTTCCTCCTTACGCTCCGATGCTCATATATCTGTTATGTACCTGCCTTAAATGCTCACCGTTGGCAGCTGCATAGAATCCAAGTGTTGTTGATGCGTCCTTGTGTCCAAGTATCTGCTGAATGTCCTCAATGGCGCAATCCTTGATTCTAAGAGTAGTTGCCATGGTTTTGCGGAAGAGGTGCGGATATACCCTCCGCTTTAATCCTGCCTTTTCTCCGATCTGCTTGATAACCAACCTTAACCCGTCCTCATTGACCGCATTGTGTGGAGCTCTTACCCGTGCAAACAATGCGTCGCTGCTGTCATTCCTAGATGCCAGATACTTTTCCAGGTGGACCTTGGCAACATCGTTGAGGTATACTGTCCGGTAATCAGAGGTCTTATGAGCATATATCACGATCTCCCCGGTGCTCCAGTCAATGTCCTGCTTGCGCAGCTGCGGCACTTCTCCTATTCTCACACCTGTGCTAAGCAAGAACTCCATTAAGGCCCGCTCTCTTGGATCAGTACAGGCTACTCTTAACCGTTCAATCTCCACACCCTTAAGGTAATCTATAGGTGGCTTACGTTCTTTCTTAACTGGTACAGCTTCAACCGGGTTCGTGCTGATAACCCCATGCTTACAGAACCACGTAAATACTGCTGAGAGGAAACGGCGCTCATTGTTTACGGTCCTGACTGAATTACCCTTACCGGCATACATGTCCAGGTAATACTTGATATCCACCGCTGTGATGTGGCGAATATTCTTGTCAGTGACACAAAGCATATTACGCATAGCCCCCATATACGCCCTGACAGTCTTTTCGCTCAGCCCGTCTTTCTTAACGTTCATTTCATAGAGCTGCAGCAAGTAGACATTGTCGTCCATTTCCGTTGACAGCTGCGTTTCCTTCTTTTGAACCTCTACATAATACAACGCCTTGATTATCACCGTTTCAAGTATCCTCAGAGTTTCCGTATCCACATGTGGTTCCATCTGCATTAAGATTTCATTGATAATCCTCTCTTTCATTTTCTTTCCCCCTTTGTAAAAGCTGTACCTATAGTTTCATTGTTTCTACTCCTGAAAATCTTCGTTTAGCTGATAAACTCTAACTCCATTTGTTGGTAATCCGGGTTATCTGCTTTCATTTTTCTCCTGAACTCATAATACTGTCTTGTGTATGCGTAGGATTCTCCGAATATATTGTTTACTGCAGCATATAGCTTCGGCTCAAACCTTTTAATCACTTCAAGTTCAAACTCAAAATCATTACCATACGGGCACCCGGCGCAGCCTGTTCTTTTCAAACCATATTTACAATAACAATCACTATGCTTTACTTTAAAATGCTTTACATAAGCTTCTTTCGTGTCGTTTTTATACCAAAATATTGGTCTGTATTCGTCTGTGCCATCAACATCGGCAGTAAAACAATTTTTATAGCTTGTGGACCTGGCCCCACCTTCTGCCTTGCGTATGCCAACTATGGATAAATCAATGCTATTTTTTATTTTATATTTCTTGGCAACATCTTTTTTAGCGTAATGGCAGCACATGTTTGATATTTTAAACTCAGGAGGGTATGCAACCATAAATTCCTTTAATCCTCTATTGTAGGCAATGTTATAACTGCTCTCTCCACCATTTTCCCTTTCAGGCCATTCATTACACCACCACTTTAATGCCGCTCTACATCGTGGGAATTTATTTAACAGAGTTTCAAACGGTTCATCTTCCCAAGTAAAATTATGCTTCTGTAGTCTGCTGATCCATTCGCTTACCTGTTTTGATATAAAAGGCTGACCGTACCTTTTGCAGCATGAAGGTATTGATTTTGAAGCCGGCTCTTTTTCAATATTGATACCATACTTTTTTTTCAACTCTTCAAGATGTTTCTTTGTTGCATCGTACTCTAACCCTGTGTCGAAGAATATGTATTTTATTTTTCTATCAACATCTATCCTCGAAAACATATCAATTAATAAATCGCTATCGCTCCCTCCTGATATGCTGCAAAGCACATTTGCATAGCATGGATTCTTTATTTTTGACATTGCCGTAATTATGGATTCGAAGATTTCTTTATTATCCGGTATATCATTCAGATCCGTTAGCTTGCTTTCAGTGCGTCCTATTAATTCCATCTGACCATCACAGACGTAATTTTCAAATACTTCTAAACCCATTTTTGAAAGAAGCCGGGAATTCCCGTTACGGTGCGCACCGCTCCGGCCTCCTTTCATTGATTTTCGATCCTTCAAATCTCAGTTTAGTTGCATAGCTTTTCCACTGCCTCTTGCCAGTTTTTAAAGTAATGTACTTCCTTCTTGCCATGTTGATGACCTTCCAAAAACACAAACACGACTACTCGCTTAAAATCCTTTGTGCACCCTTGCGGCTTAAATCCACTATCCATCAACTTTTTATAACCATCGTTTTCTGCTATTAGATACTCTCTATCTTGCTGCACATTCAAATCGGCTTTTCTTTCTACCATCTTATTACTCCTTCAAATACTAATTTTCCCAATGAAACTTTTCATGCCACTGCTTCTTTTCTTCCAGAGGTTTAAAGTTCTGCCTGCAAAGTTCCGCATCTCCTTTTTCCCTATGGTTGGTCCTGGGATCTATTCCAATGCAGCAATCACAACGCTCATCAAGATCCTGTAAGTTCTGGCACTTACTGCATTGATACGCTTTCATAGATCCTCCTGTCATAACTGATATGGTTGGTGAATCTTCCATGCCACCACATCACCTTCAAATCCCTGGTGCCGCTTATCGAACCATTTATATCCGTCAAAATATCCTATGTAGTACTCAATTGTATCTGTCTGCACTGCGATCTCAAGCCTTCTGAAGTATTCACCGTCTGCCGTAGAAGCAGCAAATTCTACCTTCTCCGGAAGCCGTTCTTCCACCGGAATCCACTGCTGTCTTGCTATGATTTTCTGCGCTTCCTCCAAATATGGGAATATTCTTTCCCCATCTATAGTGGCTGTTATCAAATCGATCTTGATTCTTTTAATACCGTCTAATAATTTGTTAATATCCATTATTCCTCTCTTTCCCCATCCGACCCCGGCACTGCCAGTCAGGCCGGAAGGTTATGTAATGCCGGACACGCCGGACGCATTACCTGGCTAATCCATTAGAATCTCTTTGACTTTTCTTAACTGATCCAAAGTATAATTCTTGACTTTGTACCGTGTTAAAGAACTGATCCAAATCTGAAGCTTAATAAATTCTATGTAGTTATAAGCATCTGTTTTAGATTGGCATAGGAATGATCTTTCACCATAATCAATACTTTGAACCAATCCGAAATGAAACCATTCCTCTGATGCATACCTATTTCCATTTTCAACAGTTACATATTTGCGTCCCACCGATATTACACTTTCTTCTCTGATCTCAGGCTCACTGTTTCTACCTTCATGCATATTGAGGATAAAAACTCTCTGGCCTATATCAAATTCTTTTACTGTCACCTTTTCCCCTCCTTCTTACTCTGGTAAATACGGGTTTACCTAACTCGGCATATCGCCTTTCCCGAACCCAATATCATGTTTCCACCACTCTGCATCGGTATTTTCAAATGCAAAAAACGTAATATCAAGAAATCCATCAGAACCTATCCCCATGTTTTCTAAATCCGTTTCCGTGGCTCCAAGCTCTGTAAGAATCTTTCTATTTCCGGAATCATCAGAAACACGAATATACAGTATTTCATCACCATCACAATCCCAATCCTCAACCGGAATGCTATTCAGATCTGCTATTCTTGCCTGCTCCGCTTCTTCTTCGATCAGCTCACGAGTTGCGCAGTATATTCCAATTCCTCTACACTCCGCTTTTTCATCGTTCCAGCCGCTACAATATTTGCATTCTTCTTTCATAGTTCCCCTTCCTGCTGCCCTGACAGCTTTAACGAATTTTCAGCCCAAGCTTTCTTTTCCAGTTCCAATTTTGAGTTAAACTCCTCAACCGTTTCCCATTCTTCTTTTTGGGAAAATGGTAGTACATACCCTATTGGAATATTGCGATTTTTTACAATTAATACCGGGCTGAACCGATCTTTAACCCGACACCTCGCACCATTACCAAACATCTTCATGACATAATCTTTGACGTAAGCTTTCTTCTCTCCTTCCCCGTCAATCACCCAATATTTATTGTAGTATTCTCCCATAGCTTCTTTTCTTGCCATAACGGATTCTTTTAATAATTTCTGCGGATCAATGACTTCTCCACATTTAGCATGAAAGATTTTTGATAAGTCTATCATTACATCCGATCTTTTAACGTAAACACCAGCAGTGCTATTAAAAATAGCTATGTATTCTCCAAATTCCAGCCAAGCTGTACTTTTAGGATTACAAATTGCCTCCATCTGCATTCTTTGTGCAGGAGTGTATTTCATATCGTTCTCTCCTTTCTTGCTGCCTCCGGCCTGATCCGGTAAACAGGTGTTTACATTGCTTCACGTATCCGCATAATCTCCCGGTCCAGTTTCATGTCCACGATACCCATGATCTGTTCATCACCAATCCCAAGTAACTCCTGGAGCTGTGCGATCATTATTCCAACATCTGCGATTTCCTCCGCAACTCTCTGTGTGGCCTCGGATAGCATTTCCACCTTGCCAGCCCCTCTACACTTTGATTGTGTAGCCCTCCAAAGCTTATTTATAGCCTGCGTAAGCTCTGCCATTTCCTCTATGCACTGGCGGCTCTGTGATTCGTAGCCGTAGTGGTTTGCTATGTATCTGATCTTCTGGTTTGTTGTCACTGCTCAACCTCCTGCGGCTTCTCACACCGCTCAAATTCTATTACCCATACCCAAGGATTTGCTTTCCAACCATAGCGGTCAATGTCCACCTTCTTAATGGTTGAATCCCATATACCCATGAATTCATCTTGTGCCAGTGGAGGAAACTTTTCTTTAGTCCCTTCCATTACCGCCTGATCCCCTGTAATATCCTGCAACCGCTCCACATGCACATTTGTTACCTTTAACCATATCCTAGCGGCCTCCTTCGGCATGTGGATTGATGGATTCCACCTGTACACTGTCCGCTGTTCATCGGATGCTTTGTACTCATATTTAAAATTTGTTGGGTGCATGGTTCCGTCGTTGATATATGACTTTTGCCATGTTTCCCGTACATAGAGGATATCATCTGGATTATATGGAGGCCTTGCCCATGAAATAGTACCTCCATACTCATCACTTCCAAATCCAAACTTCCCAATGTCATCTTTATCACCAGCTATACAATATCCCAACTTATGTATCTTGTTTTCCTCCGGCTGTGGCTTAACCACTCGCCTTGTTACTGTCTTTCTTCCGTCCAGTATCGCCCGTACCATTTCAGTATTGAATAAAATAGGTTTTACGCTCATTCCTCTATCACCTCCACAAATTCATACCCCGGAACGCTTATACATCTTGGCTGCCCCGGAACCGCCTTTATGATTCCAAGCTCATTCATCTGTTGGATATTCGCGTAAACTGTTGCTCTGCTTTTCATTCCTACTCCCTTGCCTATCTCCTGATATGATGGAGCATATTCATGGGATTTCATGTACTGCACGATGAAGTCTTTTATTTGTTTGTGCCGATCCTTCATGGTTATTTATCCACACATTCTGTTTCTTCTCTAAGTTTCTGAACAACAAGCCTGTTTGCAAGATAGGTGAATTCCATAATGTCAATTTCATCTCCTGTTATCCTTCTGTATAAAACCCAGGCCGCGTATATCATTGCCGTGAAATCATCTGTTAGATTTTCTTCATTCAGATCCAGTTTCCCAGCGGAAGCCCCTACCCTCTCGTCATCATCTTTATACGCATCACTTAAGCTTGCTGTGAATGCAAGAATCTTATGATTGAATTTCTCTTTGTTCATGTCATATCCCTTTCTTGCGCTCTCTGGCGCACGCTGATGGCTCAAATTCCGTTCATATTGCCATCTGTGACATTTCTATCGTCCAAGCCTATAAGCTGTCTAAACGGCTTAATAAATCAATCCCCTGCGCTGGAAGAATATCTCCCGGTATGTAATGGCAGTCCGAACTGGCACCATATTCCTTCCGCGCCTTGTCATGTACTCAACTATAACCATGTGCGGAAGCTTTGCGGTAACCGTTGCCTCGTTGTTCTGTTTCTGCACCCATCCGGGCCTATCGTCTATAACCTCGGTCTGATATTTTACCTTATCCCCGATCTTAAGCTTGTCCCTCAATGCATCAATATCTTTTTGCCTGATAATCATGTTCACCCTTAATCACCCCTTTAAAAGTTGTATTCGTAGAAGTCATGATCCTCTATGTACCAATCATCACGAATTTTATAAATCCTGACATTTTCCATCTGCTCAGCCGTGAGGTTTTTCCATGGATCAATGCCCCTAAGTATGTTTCTCATGTATTCCTGGCGCAGCTTGATTTCCTCCGGCTCCATGTTCTTCCCCATGAACTTTTCTTCACCAACACGGAACCGGGCCAGCTTACGGGCTTTCGCTTCGTCCACGTTAGCCCTCCTTAATCGGCAGTGCTGCCTGTTGCATAGTGGCCTGTTCAAGCCTCATACGCTCCGGCATCTTATGGACTTCCATTGACCGCCGATATTCCGCTTCGTATGATCCCCTGAATTGCGCTCTGAGCGTGTTTAGTTGCTCATACGGTGATTGACATATATTCTGGAATCCAATGCGCTCCACGGCCTTTCTGACGGGTTCATGCATACTGTCCAAGGCTTCCCGCTCCCTCATGTATCCAAAACGCCTTATAGCATTGTTGACCTGGCCCCAGGCTTCATCTGCATCTGGCAATCTCTCTCCGGTAAGGTCCGCCGCTATTGTTCTAATCTCTGACACGCTCGGAGGAAACTTATTTGATAGTGCATACTTTTTCAGTGCCAGCATTGCAATCTGGAACGGGATATCTCCAAGCAGTTCAAACCACCAATCCATCTGATCCCTTGTAGCAAGTAAATTATCTTTCGGGAATGCGGTTTTCAGCCGATCCGCAAATACCGCAAATTCTTTAGCTTCCATTCTGATCCTCCTTGCTCATGGCCCATGAATACATCATTTCTCTGCTTTGTTGCTGCTTATCAACCGGATTATTCGGTGGCGTGTGCTGTGGCTGCTCCTTGTTGTCATAATTACCTTCAAGCACCTTCGCCATATTTGAATCCTTAATCAGCCAATCAAAGGTGGCTGACCAATCACTGTTACTCTTACCCTTTAAGAAACTAGATTCCTCAGCCTTTACAAACAGCTTTTCAAAATCTGCAACGGAATAATTCCTCAGTCTTGCCCTGATTGCCCTTTTACGAGAGTCAGACATGGATATGAGCCGGGGGAACGACACGCAAGTGTTGTTATACATATCAGCTATTTGCTGATAGTTAATGTTCTCTCTCTTTCTCTTATCTCCTTCTACTTCTCTTTCTTCTTCTATATCTTCTTCTATATCTAGGGCGTTAACATTAGCTTTACTGTTAGACTTACCGTTAACTTTACTGTTAGATTTACATTCGATTAAATCCTTTTGCTTGCCTCGATATTTCCGCATATACTCCTTCATGTACTCTTTTCGTTCCTCTAATTGGTCAAGATTTTGGTGCTTTGACCAGTTCGGAATGGTAATAACATTGTCGATTACCTCTATCATTCCAAACCCTTCAAACGTCCTTATTGCAAGCCTTACAGTATTAACATCACGCCTGAAAATAGTTGCCAGCATTTCATCAGTATAGGCAATCTTGTCATTAAGCATGAACACTCCGCTATTATTGTTCTTTCCGGCCAAACACAGGAGTTTAAACCAGATAACGATAATACTGTCAGAACTCGGCATACTCTCAATCAGGAGCATTTTCTCATCGTCAAATATGTCTGTTACAATCTTTATCCATTTAACATCAGCCACATCATCACTCCTGTTCTACGATCAAAACCTCAATGCGTGGGTTCTCTTTGTCGCAGTAAAAATCATCAGTAAATCCCACAACATACCTCCAACCATCGTCCTGCAGCACCTTACACTTGACAAGAGCGTCCTGGATTACCTTCCGTCCAAAGCTTGATACATTGTCATGATCTCGCTTTCTATTTGGCTCATACCAAGCGAATTTAAGCACTACTGGACTTTCTATATGTAACCGTCTTAATTGCTGTCTAATGGCGCATATGACGATTGCTTCGTTGTCTGCTTTCATCTTGTTACCTTTATATGGATTCGTTCGACTTGCTGCCGTATAATCGTTCAGGCCGTCAAGTCTACCTTTAATCAATAAACTGTATTCCATAGGCTCCTTTCCCCTCCGCCGCCGCCCTGAAAGTAGCAACGGCAGAGGTATCCAATGGCATATTTTTGTGACATATATGTAATTCCCTGAGATTAGTAGGGACTACAAGGCTATATATAACTTTTCCCGTATCTTCTTATGAATGCATTTCTGGCATCTTCAAGAGAATACCCTTCTGATACTTTTTGCCTCTCCCACATCGCCTGTCCAAACATCTTAGACAATTTCTCTGCCATAGTATTATCATGAATTCGATCATCGACTTTACCCATAGTGTGGCAGCTATCACAGATAGGGGCCTTCAATCCATCTTCTTCCGCAAGTGGCCGTTTACCGGATCCGAAAACAAAATGATGATCGCAATCTTCTGTGCGTCCGCAAAAGTAACAGTAATCCTTAATATCTGTGATGATAGAATCCATGCTATACCTCCCCTAACAGTTCGCTTGACCATATTGGACCTGTGAGGACCTTTGTAAACTTGCAGTAATCACACCCACCGCACCGCATAGGCTCCGTTTCTCCTTTTTTTAGCTGCAATATGTATGGGGTATTTCTCTCAACTTCGGTTAAGGCTTCGTCTAAAAGGCTTTGTTCGCACTGGATAATTTCAATGTCAGCTACTTTTTCTTTAGAAACTGCAGCTATATAAAAAGGTTTTCTTGTCCCGGTGTTAATTCTTTCAACCTCTTGGTACACGGCTCCCTGAATGTAGTAACCCCACTCTGCCAGGAAATTAATGTGGCCTATGTCTGCATGATAAAACTGTTTAGTTATGCTTTGGCAGGTTTTTAAATCAACGGTACATATTCCTTTATGGTAACTATCAATCTTTATTTTCCAATCTGCACCAAACATATTCGCAGTCATAATTACCTGTTTCTCACCGCTCATCATCTGCATAAATTTTTCATCACGTTCGCATCTGGCTATCATTTCATTTGCTTTAATGTACTTTGCTTGTAAAGCTCCGTCTTTCTTAAACATACACGGGTGCTGAGCTTTAAAAAGACTTAAAGTACCTTCAAAGTGTGCATCAACATAGCTCCCAACCATAAGGGCATCCGATTCTTCCATATCTTCAACCCATGTACCATCTATCTTTGCAAGAGCGTATTCTTCACAGCCAGCCTTACCGTAGGTACCACAAAAGTCTTTATACTGGCTCACAGAAAGATAATGCTTATTTGCTTCCTGGCTGTAGTAATTTTCTGCTGTTAAAATCATGCTTTAGGATCCTCCTTTTTAAATGGATCTGTTGGCTCTTCCTTGTTGACCGGGAAATAATCATCAACCTTTGATTGACCATTTTTAACGGCATTATATACACCCCACAAATCAACGGCATCATCGTTTGACATCTGCGCCATATTGCGGCCTATGTATTTTTCTATCTGTTCTCGTGTAACATTAAAGTCTTTCTTGAACAACTTTTCGATCTTTTCGATCTTTTCGATGCTTGGTGTTTTCTCAAATTCTGCTTTTTGGGTGTCTCGGCATTCATCTACTGCCAAATCAACCACATCCCCCGGAATAACTCCCAGGATACATGCACGAACTCTTCTTGCTCCAAAGTTCGCAGTCAATTCATAAACATCACGGCTGTCAGTCAATGCGTAGCTTCCTTTTTTAGTATCCCTCTTGTGCTCTACTCCGAAAATCTTAGTTACCCGTGTGTTGGTCTCAAGGTCCCAAGCGTAAGCCATCATTTCTGATCGTCCGTCTTTCTGCTCTAATTCTAGAATACCGTAATCAATATTTCCCCATGATTGCGCTATTGCTTCTGCTAATCTGATAGACGGTCCAGTAACATTCTGATTTCCCCTGGAATAGGAGTAAAGAGACTGTTCCGCCAGTTTCGGGCGTTTGCAAGCCCGTTTTATCCGATTAATTGCTTCATATTCATCACGTGGAAACCGTTTTGCAATTACAATTGCGGCCTGAACTTCCTGGGCCTGACGGTTTACCATCATTTCAGTTTGAGTGTTTTTAGATACCTGCGTTAAATTTTGATCTATAATATCTGCCATGCCTTACCTCCTATAATTCCACAACGGTCAAATCTGGATCATCAGTGGTCCGTGTAGCAATAAACTGCAGCCCCTTATCTTTGCACTTCCGGTACAGTTCATTTCTCAAATTAGTAGAAAGCTTCTCACACCCATCAATAAGAATAATCTGTAAGCCGTTCGGCTTCTGGATAGCAACATCAATACACAGATCAAGTTTTTCACCATCGGAAAGATTACTGATAGGCAGCCCATGAATAAGCGGTATACCATTCTGTACAGTGAGCCCCTTAATCGGAATAGATGCCTCCTGTAAAATCTCACCTGGGAGCATTCTGGCCTTTTCGATCTTCTCAGTAAGTAACCGGGATTCCTCTGCTAGCTTCTCAACTTCCGCCTGCAGGTTTTCCATTCTCCGGTATTCGTTCAGGTGCCCCTTCATTTCCTCTACTGTTTTGGCCTGTTCAGATAAGCCAGAAACGTCCTTGATCTCTTTTGCGGCATATTCTTCATACTCGGTTAATTCAGCGTCATATTTAGCGATATTGGCCTTGTACGTCTGCTCTGCAACCTGGATCTTGTCCAGCTTCTTTTCTCCAAGTCCTTCCAGCTCTTTCTTACATGACCGGACCTGCTCTTCCAAAGAAGCGATCTGTTCTTTTAATCTGGTTTCTTTACCTGTAAACTCCCGGTCAATAGCTGAGATTTCGATTTCCTTATCAGCTTCGAACTTCCGAATCTTATTAGACCTGTTATCAAGGAGCCGCTTTGCTTTTTCAATGGTTTCGTTTTCCTTCCGGATACGCTCAATCTCCCGGTAAAGTTCTCCCACGTTCTCATTTTCCCACTTGTTAGCATCATAACCGGTAGGAATTGCGGATGCGATATCCTCAATAAATGCCCGCTTATTTCTCATATCCCGGTTTAAATCCTGCCGGTGCATGAAGTAATATCCATTTTCTGCCTGGATATCATTAAGGACCTGTAAAATGTTCTGGTCATAAGAAACCCAATCGGGCAGCTCTCCAAACCACTCTTTAATCTTGTTAAGGTCCCAATCATACTCGATCATGTCAAGGATAATAGCATTCTGCTGTTTCTTATCCATTTCCATAAACTCCACCGGGGACAGCTGCAGTGTAGTGAAGATATCACGCAAGAATGATTCCGGGCTTCCTACCTCACGCCCGTCCTTCTTTACGCTCTTATAATCTGCCTGGCTTGTCCTTGACTTCCGGTCAATCCTGATCCCGTTGTCGGTCTCGATGATGATTTCACCTTCGTTTTCGCCATTCCTGACTATGTAATCTCTGCCTGATTTATTGGTAAGGCCATACCGGATCGCATCAATAACTGATGTTTTACCGGCTCCATTCTTACCTGAAAGCTCAATGCTCTCGCCGCCCATTTCATATCCTTTAATACCGAAAAGATTCGTGATCTTGATTTTTGTACACTTCATGTATTGCAATCCTCCTGATTATGCCGTATAATACGGGTTATAATTTTGATTAATAGTTACACGACCTGCAGGTGCTGGCGCACCTGTGGGCCTTTTTCTTTTACCGCCGTTTCCCCAGCCGTTGTACCTGACTATGTAATTCATTGAATCACTTCTTTCCTTTCTCACTTTCAAATTCAATAGCTTTCTGCTGTAAATTTTCAAGCAATTGAGGTATGTTGAGCCGTTTTATAGTGTCTGCCGCAAGCTGGTCTTTCAGGTTTGATTCTAAAGTTTTCAAGACGGTTTGCTCTGCTTCTTCCTTCGCAGTACGAATCATTTCGCTTACTTTTCCCGCAAGCTCCTTTTCCAAGTACTTATTAACGAAATACTCATTGAGAGAAGTGTTTTTATCGCTTTCGTATCTCGGCGTGTGCCCATCTTTATCAAACACTTTTCTGTTAAGAAAATCTGTGTATCTTCTTCCTACAAACTCGGTCATTGATTCATACTTAACCTCATCACTCCATGAACTGGTTTTATAAGGAATCTTCATACTTGCAATCTTTTCTTCGCAAACATTTTCGATGAAAGAATCTACTTTTTCCTGAATTACTTTTCCAGCAGTTTCTACCTTTGAAGCGATTTCTTTATCTAAAGCGCTTACGGCTTCTTGCGTTGCCTTTCTCAGCAATTCGTTTTTAACACCATCAACAACCTGATTCCTGATTTCTTCATCAATCGAAAATCCATCCTCTTCGATCCAGTCTAATTCCACTTCAATATTAAATTTTGCCATGTTTACCTCCTTACGCCACCTTTGCGGCGTTCGCTTCGTTAATTAGTTACTATATCCCTGCGAATGTGACAAGTAACCACATCATTGCAGCAACCACAAGTGTATAGACAATATCATTTGCCAATGCCTTTATGGTGTCGGCCTCTTTCTCCCGATTCTTAGGCTTAAAGTAGCCAATAAGAATGGAAATGGCCCATCCTTGCCAGTATGTAATTGTTGTCAATCCGAATATTCGGGTCATAGCGCTATTCCACAGATAGCAAGTAACGAATCCTGTTATAACGAAATCTACCAGGAACAGTAAAATTGCTAATGCAGCTTTGCCAGAATCGGTTTTCTTCATTTCTTCCTCCTATCTCAGTGCCCACACCAGCGCAGCCGTCAGCCCGGTAATAATTAATCCTTCCATTACTGCAATGCTGATGAAGAATCTTGTGCTCTCGCATTCTTCACGCCACCTATGCCGCCAGAATATTTCTCCCATGCTTTTCCCTCCTTAATCTTTGATATCAATCATTCCATACGGTACCCTGTTACATATTGCAATCCGGACTCCCCTGTATATTGGGCAGTTATCACTTGTATAAAGCATCTTTCCTTCTGGCTCCTGAATATGTTGATGTGCAAGTATTGCCTTATAGGTCTCATTGCTCATGATCAGGTACTCTGGAATCTTCGGCCTGGCGTAAAGTTCCTCGTTCAGCGGCTTTAGGTCCACTTTGTTGATGATGCTTACCATGGGTTGTCCTCCTTATACAATTTCTTTTCCTCTTACTATCTGTAGGATCTCCTGGTCACTCAATCCGAGTGCAGATACTAAAGACCATAAGTCCTCTAATCTGAAGGTTTCCGGGTGCTGCCAGCGGTAATTTATCGTTCCTTCCGGACGGTTTAACCGATGCGCAATCTCCTTTGTTTTAATCTGTTTGATTTCCATTCTTTTTCTGATAGTAACGCGAGCGATAAGCTTCTTTTGCTCAAAGTCACTTAATTTCACTTTTGGCAATTTACTCCCTCACCTTCTCAATTGTAGGATAAATTCCATTATCTTTTAGTAGCTGATACAGGAATAACCGCCCCTTCTGTGTCCATTTTGTATTCATTTTAACCGATGTACTGCCGTCAGAATGAGTTATGTCGATCGTTTCAGAGTGTGTGTAGCCGCATTTGGAATAATCCTTATAAAGCAGCCATTGCCCACTCTGTTTATACTGGACATTGAATTTATGAAGAGTGGCATTCATTTCATAACCGCTCATTCCATAATCTTTCGCAATCTGCGTAATGGTGACAAGACCGGGGTTTTTGAGAATTTTGTCCATGTAATCAGCTTTCGGTTTTAACTCACCTATCAACTGATTTTTAACATTGACTTCCTCTGTAAGTTGCTTATTTCGTTCTTTTTCCTCTTTCAATGCGGTAAACGCCTTGATTGCTAAGTCTGGATCATTAAGCAGTTCATCAACTGCATATACTCCATGCTTACGGATTGACGGGAGAACATCCGCTGTCACCCAGTGTTTAAATTTCTTTGCAGATGGCAGTTTGCTTAAAAGAATTAAGCTATATAGCCCACTTTCATTTATGACGATGGTTTCTTTATTCTGTATTCCATCAAAGACCATCAATTTGGTTTTGTCTTCACCATCAACGTGCCTGTTAATATCTCGACTACCGTTTTGGTACCCGAGGATACCAGCAACATCTTTACCGACAAAGTATGGCTCATTTTCAATGATTACTGTTCGCATCTGCCCTAACTCTGCATTGCTAAAGATTTTTAAATCGTTCAAATATGTACCTCCTTTTCAATGTGCTTATGTTATGTAGTTACCTCGCCGTGCGGCATGATTCTTCAAATGTCGCTATGTCATCATCATTGATCTTGTAGTCTCTTCCGATTTTCATCGCTGGTAATTTCTTTTTCTTTATCCAGCCCCAGACAGTGCGAACTTGAACACCGTAGCGTGCTGCTACTTCTGTGCACGAATACATTTTAGGCATAAAACCCCCCCTTTCGTTAAAAAATACTTGCATATACCACGGTTTAGTGATATACTTGTTTTGCGAACGATGTATGTCACTAAACCGATACAACCATATTATATTTAACGCTTTTACTGCGCTCTGCCGTTGTATATGCATACTATACCACTATACATAGCAGTAGTCAATAGGTTTATTGCGTTTTTTTGAGGTATTTTTTTTGGAAAGCGAGATTGACTATGTACGATATTTTTGAAGCATTACTTCATAAGCACGGGATAACCATCTACAAGTTCTGTAAAGACACATGTATATCACAATCAACTATTTATACATGGAAGAAGAAGCGATCGCTGGTTGGTCCTGAAATAGGCGGGAAGATTTGCGAATACTTCGGGATTAGCATGGATTATTTAATGACTGGGAAAGAATCTAACGAAAATAAGAAACCCGTGATAGCGTCTGTGGTAGATAGAGACATTGCTAAGAAATTTGATGATATTATAGGCGATATAAAAGATCCCGATGGCAGCCCGCTTTATTTTGATGGCGTAGAACTTGATGATAAAACCAAAGAAATCATGGCAGCTTTTGTGACAAACGTAAGACAGCAATTTGAATTAATGCGCGAAATGGCTAAGAAAAAATAGTTTAAGAGCAATCCTAGTTAAAAAGGGGTGTTAAGTATGAGTATAAAAGGTACCTCACAGGAATTGTATGTAGGGAAGAAAGAATCAAATATTTTAACATTTTTTGGTAATACAAAAAGACTTGTATATGATGATTTAAAACGAATTGAATTTTCATATGCCAGTACAATCGAACCGGGATATGTTAAATTTATAGATAATGATAATAAAGTTACAAGATTTGAGTTTATCAAGAAATCGAATGATAAAATTGAAAAAACCATAGAATTAATTGAAAGCAATAATCCACAACTAAATATTGTAGAGCACAGCGCGGAAGAATTAAAGTTTTACCAAAGTTGGTGGTTCACGCTTTTAATGATGTTTTGCTGTTGCTATCCTGTCGGTTTATTTCTAATGTGGTACAACAAGAAGTTTTGTCATGGGGTCCGGGTAGCTATATCCATAGTTTTTACTGTACTATTCATTATTTGGGCGTACAAATATTATATAACTATGAATAACATAAGCAATGCTATGAAATCTTTACAAGACAGTCTAAACGGAATTAATTAGCGTTATTATGCTACTATCAAAATAAAATAAAAACCGCCCCGGCACATACCGGAACGGATTTTATAAATCATACCAGACAATGGCCTGATACAAGGTTTTCGCAGACTTATTGTATCACGAATGCGCCAATCTGTCAAAGGTATGGCGTATTTTTTATACCTAAAAAATAAGTAATGAAAGGAAGAGCGATATGCCTACAGCAAGAAAACTGCCATCAGGATCATGGAGGGTACAAGTATTTGATTATACAGATGAAAATGGAAAACGACACTATAAATCTTTTACGTGTGACAACCCCAAAAATGCAGGAAAGAAAATAGCGGAAAATATGGCGACTGAGTATGCTTTGACCAAAGAAACAAGATCTAGGACTAAAAAAACTTTTGGTCAGGCCCTTAAAGAATATATCTCCATGAGGGAACCTGTTGTCTCCCCTCGCACTATACTAAATTACAAGAGATTACAAGATAAGGATTTAAAAGTATTGGCTAATATTGAGATAAATAATATCACGCAAGAAATAATTCAAGATTTTGTAAACAACGATGCCAAAGTACATGCTCCTAAAACTGTTAGAGATAATCACGGGTTAATTTCTGCTGTTATTAAACAGGAGCGCCCAAGTTTTGTATTAAATACAGTTTTACCAAGGCCGGTACGTCCACAGCTATATATACCATCAGATGACGATGTAAAAAAACTTATCAAATTAGCAGCTGGAACTGATCTAGAGTTGCCAATTTTACTCGCTGCTTTCGGACCGATGCGGCGCGGTGAAATATGTGCGCTTGACACTGATAATATAAATGGGAATATCGTTCACGTATGTAAAAATATGGTTTTGGCACCAGACAAGACATGGGTTATAAAAGCACCTAAATCTTATGCTGGAGACCGTTTTATAGATTACCCTGACTTTGTGGCTGATAAGTGGAAAAACATGTCTGGAAAGGTCACAAAACTAACACCTGATAATATAACTACTCGTTTTTCAAGACTGTTAAAAAGTTCTGGTATAACACATTTTAGATTTCACGATTTAAGACATTACTCTGCAAGCATTCAACACGCACTTGGCATACCGGATGCATATATTATGAGTCGTGGTGGTTGGGGAAATGATGGCGTATTAAAAAATGTATACCGTCATGCTATGATGGGGAAAACACAAGAAATGAATCAGATCGCGAACACATATTTCAGCTCTATGCAACACGAAGATGCAACACAAAAAATAAAACCCCAGTAAACACTGAGGTTTTAGAGAGGCGACAACCAGATTTGAACTGGAAAAATAAAATGCCGAAAATAGCTGATAACACCGGGATTCCTTATAAATACATGGTTTCCCGGTGCTATTTATTTAGTTTGTTTTATAAATATTCAATAAAAAAATAAACTTTTATAAGGCTATGCATCACGAGATGCAACACGAATCACAATTATGTATTAGTATCCAGGTCCATGATCTCTTTTCGTTTTTTATTTGCCTTACAAATCATTTTCTCCGCCATGCCATGCATTGGTTCTCTCTCCCTCATACATCCGCAAATAGCATAATAATCTTTTTGCGGTAATTCAATAATATACCTGTAAAAATCACATATGACTTCATCGTTAGTCTTGCCCACGTCCCCTTATGCCTCCTTTGTATGTCACTACTAAACCCCCTTACCTACATTATAATATTTAATCCACGGTAGTTAATTCCTCCTTTCATTATAAGAACATATGTTCTTTTTGTCAAGGTTGCATATATTCTCTTTTTTCATCTCGCCCCTCCTTTACGTTCTTATATTAATTAAAACGCAAATAAGAAAGAAATGAAACGTTTTGCCCGGAAATCCGACCACTTTTTATATATCAGTGGAGTCTGTTAAATCCCTTACCTTCATATGTAATCCTTTGGCAAGCATTACCATGGTATCTATTCTCGGCATGGATCCTCCTTTTATCTCATGTATAGTCGATTTAGACAACCCTGTCATAATACTAACCTGCCGCTCGGTCAAGTTCCTCTTTTTCATATATTCATCAAGCAGTATTTTCATATCGATATATTACCATTATGTAAACCATATTCGACTGGAAAAGACTGGTAACAATACAGTACTGTTTTAGTATGCATATAAATATACCATAGTTTGTCTAGGCTAATTATGGTAATAATTTCCACCATACCCCTCTTTACTTTTAGAACGCACGTTCGTATAATATTCTTAAGAGTTGGAGGTGATGTAAGTCATGAAAGGGATATGTGGGCTTGCGGCAGACATTAACAGGTGCCCGCACTACATCAGAGAAAAGGAAGGCTGCGGGGCTGGCCATAAGGACTGCGGATTTTATCGGAATCCAGAAGCAAAAAAGGAAATGAACGATCAAAAACAGCCTAAATGGTTTGAACAATACTATGATAGGTAGGAATCTATATGGGAGTATTTGGGATAGGCACGAATGTAAAAAGAATTGATAGCGGTATCATCAGAGGCAATACATACCCCATTGCTTGCATGGCCTGGTATGCTCCTGACTGCCCTCCTAGGCCGCTACTCTTCAAATTTGAAGGCGAGGACGGGGTTTTACAGACTGTATCAGATATTAAGATAAAATGTTCGGACAATAAATGCTATGACGGTGAGCCGGTCCATGAGTATAGGTGTGACGCAGTTTTCGGCGGTATACGATACGGATTCAAGCTGATATTTTATGTTATGAGTTGCAAGTGGGTTATGGTAGTATAGGCGGGCCCGGAATACCGGATACCCGCCTAATTTTTATTCTGTCAAGCCTGGATACTTCAAAGCCCCATCATCGCCCGGCGTAAGTACCACTTCCTTTGTTGCCATCTTGCCGTCCTGGTCCAGATAGTACCACTTGCCACCAGAAGTATGTAATCCTTTCACCATGGCCCCGTCAGCGCCCAGGTAATACCATTCACCCTTGTACTGATACCATGTGCTTGTGACCATAACACCGGCTGCATTGAACCAGTACCACTTGCCGTCAGAGTCCAGATACCAGCTATCCCGTACCGGTTCGCCTGTATTTCCAAGGTAGAATCTCCACCCGTCCGGCTCCTGGTTCCATCCTGATAATTTAACCGGCTCTGGTACCGGGATAACATCGTCTTGTATGTATCTGCGCACGCAAACAAGGCCCTGGCGCCAGCCACCGGAAGCCCATGAATCATACCGGCTCTTACAGTAAGCTTTAAGGTCTTTATATGATGGTCTACCGCTTCCATGTCCGCAGATAATACCATTACCGCAGTACATTTCTACATGACCTATCTTAAGTGGCCTACTGGCATCTGATCCTGCAAACTCCAACATGTCACCCTTACGCAGACGCGAAATATCCGGGATTCCTGCGGCGATATCTGCATCAACGGTAGTCAGCTTACCTGACTGGTATATCCCGGCTGTATTAAGGTTTCCGAAACCATACCCGGCCTCTTGATAGCTGTGACATATAGAACTGCTACAATCGCTATAATAGTTCCCGTCTGAATACTTTTTGAAGCAATAATCACGTAAATTCTGGCTATAGATGTTACGGCCTATAAGCGTTGCATACTTATCACAAACTGCCTGTCTTTTCAGTTCTGCTGTCATGCTGATTCCTCCATTCAAAAAAAGGCCCAGGATAACCTGGGCCAAAAAGTGTAATGTTACAACTTATTATTCAGTTTTACTTGATTTACCCTTTAACACTTCTATGGCATTAATAAGCACTTCTGATTTTACAATTCCCATGAGCCCTGCGTTTTCCACGATTGACAGCGTTTCATTAGCTATGAACCCGTATGTCGTGGCAACCATAATATAATCAACTCCAAGGGCAATATCGATTTGATGAGAGGCTGCAATGACAAAGATCATACCAAACTTTTTACACAATCCTTTGAACATTGACATGGAATCTGCCGCTCCGGTTTCTGACTTCGGAGATTTCTTAAATACTGCCGCCACAATAAAACCTGCTAAAAAATCAATCCCCATTAAGGTAAGGACAACCCCCAGCGTTGGTGTCCAGCCCCCGAACAGTTTAACCCCTATCGTAGCTAATGCACCCAATATCATACAAAACGCTTCTTTTTTCATTCTCATATTCCTCACACTTTCTTAATTTTTAGATGCAAGAATTTCCTGTTTCTGTTCTTCGGTAATCCAGTTCTTAACCACTGCATTAGCTAGCATTGCTACCGTAAGCGGTCCATTTCCTCCATCATACAATCTTAGCAATGTTTCAAACATGCTTACACCTCCAGACTTGATAATACTAACGTGTCAACGGTTGCTGTTAGTGCCTTGATTTCTTCTGCCTGCGCCGCTACTACTTCGGTTAGATCGGGTGTCCTGAAATATGCGATCATCACATCTGCCTTAACCTCTGTAATTCCATCATCGGCGGTACCAATTGCATAATCAGACTGTTTTGTCAGCCTTCCGGAATATACAAGATCAGTGCGGGTCCAGTCCGGATCCTCTGATAGTCCGATCTGCGTAATGCTGCCTCCGGATTTCAAAATTGCTTCAATCTCATCAAAAGTCAATGTTCCTTTCTGGAAGGTGATAGCTCCTCCGCCATCCGCAAGGTTAACTCCGGCTGGGACCAGGTCAAATACCTGATCTCCGAATTTGATTTTTTCAATATTGCTCATGTGATTCCTTTCTGCCATTTAGGCATAAAAACAAGCCCCATGAGGGACCGGTTATCAAGTTTATTTTTCAAATAAATGATCATTTATCTACCATGGATAGCGCGGATTCTTACGTTATTTCCCGCCAATGTAGTGAATACCGTACTACTCGCCACCTTAAGAGAAATCGGAACAATATTATTATTAACAATGCCTGTTCCAGAAACTACATCGTTTATAACAAATGGAATTCCTGCATTGGAGAAATAAGACCGTATCCACTCAGACGAAGCTCCAGCACCACTTGAGATTATAAACTCTTTATAGCTTCCAATCGTTTCGCCGGTTATGGTTATATTAGTTCCACTGGAGATAGTTATATCACCGTTGAACAATGACTTCCAAGTCAGATCACTGGCATTTGCTTTTAAATCTAAATTGGCATTTGCTGTAGCAAGTGATTGATTAAGCGCATAGGCTAATGCTGCGCTTGCAGGTTTACTAGAATCATTTAAAAATTGGTTTACAATGTCCTCTTTTAAAAGCATATATTGCGCCATTTGAGCATCTATTGCCTTTGCACCGGCACTTACCGGGGTACGTGTATTCTGTAGGTCGCTTCTAGTAATTGCGGTTGATCCTATACTACCTTGCATTGCATCAATAAGTGTCTGGAGATAATTGATTTTCTCTTGTCCTTCATCGACAATCTGCTGCAATACGGTAATATATGGAGCCGCCGGAACGGATTTGTCTGCCAATGGGTCAAAGCGGCACATGAAGGTAAATTTATTAGATGATATCTGTCCGTTAGAATAAACCAATTTTACATCTGCCACTACCTTCCCTGGGGATTGCAACTCATTTCCCTTGAAAACATATGTATATGTCGCTACGCTCTTAGGCATATCCGTGCCGGTTACAATCATGCCATTCGAGAGGGAAAACACTATATAGGCTCTCTGAGCATTAGTTATGTACTGGCCATCAGCCTTAACCCGGATACTAAACTGTATTTGTCCATAATCGCCCTGTGTGAAAGAATACTGTGTTTCCAGCGTGGTGCTATCGTTTGCATTGAGTATTACATCATAATTCATTTCAAACCACCTTTCCGAGTATTACATAAGTTTTAGCCACACGGGCAACAAGCACTTTATCTCCTGATACTGGAGTGTATGACTGCAGGTATTTATATGGTTTCTGGCTTGCTGCTTTTTCGCCGTAAAACCTGACGTATGGCCTACCGCCTGTAACATTATCAACTATAGCCATACGATAAGCCTTGTCTCCCGTAAATAGTATTTGCAGTTCATCTATCTGCTGCCCCGGATTATCCCACATCATAGCTTTACCACCCTCTTTAATGTGTGCGTCATAGTGCCACCTACGTTTAGGTCCATTTCCCATGCATACTCAATGTATTTGTTTCCCACACCAAGGTTGTTTTCTCCTACAAAGATGCAGTCACGGTATGAGTGATGCGGCATCAAGGCCGTAGGCAGTATAACAGCATCATAAGTCTGACTTTTTTCAATTGCCACCCGGCGGACCAGATCATTAAGAGTTGACTGATCCGCTATATCATCTACGCTTTCAATATCAACCACATTACGACCACGGCTTAAAGTTGATATGACGCTGCCCGGGTTATCGTTTATATATTCGCTTCTAAATTCTGCCCCATCCGGATCGTCAGTATAGCGTACGAATATATTAGGCACATTATATATGTCAACGCTTTGTTTGGCACCACTTTTGATAATGCTTCTATCATTAGTCATATATGCTTGCTCTGTGCGGCGGTTAAGAGGTTCGATGTACCTACGGCTTACGGCATAACCTTTATTGTCAAAATGTAGCGGCTCATAATTGATTGCGGCAAGAAGATCATTTATTATATCAAGCTTGCTGGTCCCTATCTCAAATTCAAGGACTTTGCTTGTCACCAACGGTGATGTCTCTATATTTGTCTTTTTTATTCCTGCTGCATTTATAATGCCACGCACTTGTGTAACATAGTTTGTACCAGCTGCCACAAACATTCTGGTTGTTATTTTATCTTCTTTTAGGATTGTGGAATAATCATAACAATCGACCTGCTGCGTCACTCCACTACCCTGTTTTGATCTTTCTGGGCTGCTCATTATGTAAGTGCCAATAGGATATTCAAGCCACAAGGAAGGAGCCTTAAGCCTGAAAAAAGGACGTATCCTAAGATCAACGATCTTAAGGTCTACGTCCCCTATTTCTCTTATTGTAAGTGCAGCGGTACCCATTATTTCCTGTGAACTGTCAAATCTTATGTTTCCGCTTACGTTTTCCAGGTCTTTTAGCTTTATTTCATTCTTATCAAGCAGTTCATACCTAAAATTGATAGTACGGTCAGATTCAAGCAATCTTAACACTTCCTCGTGGGTGTATGGACCCTGTGCAAGGCTATACATCGAATCTCACCCCCATATTATAGTCCAGCTTCGTAAGCGTTACTTCTACCTTTTTACCTCTGTTCATGAATGTATTTTCATCGTTTATTTCTATTTCGCAACAAAAGCATTCTTCGGCACTGCGAAAAAGATATATCCCATTGGCTTTGTGCATATCTCTTAGACGCTTCGCATCTCTGTTATTAAGATAAAACGATGTATTGATTTTATATTCCCGGTGTATTCCTGCCTCCTTTACCGGATACTCCCTTCCTTCATATGTGACAAGCTCTGCCTCATTAGTCGGTGTTGTTTTAAAAGTATTATACCAGTCACTATCCGATTGATAAGCTTGGATATAATCATCAGGCGTATTAACATTTGATATAATCACGCCTTTGTATTTCACTTCCATGGTATGCTTGTCGCTGTCAGAGAATCCAAGGTTATGCGCTCTGATGAAATATTCGTACATGGTGCCAGACTTCACAGCATAGTCAATGTATGATTCACCTGTAAATCTTGCTATTGGTTCGAAATTAACACCATTCTCTGAACGATATACTATTCTTTCGGCAGCGGCTTCATTGTCATAGGATTGTATTGGTATCCACGTATAATTAATGGGATCAGAGAGCCAATCTGAAGGTGCGGGTGTCCATTCAGTAACGTCTAGTCCTCTCTCCAGTTTTGGATGCCATCCATATACTGGGGCTGGATTTGTGTTTTTTCTAGCTCCGCCTACTATTCCAAAAACATACCTATCTTCAAACTTTAAATCAAGTGATAGTGTTAGTCTAACCCACACGCCTCTATATACTGTTAGTTTTGATTCTGTTTCAATAAAATTACCACCATTTGGATATCGCCACTTAGTAATCTGTAAATTACCATCATATTCTGATTGAGCTAAAACATATGAACTAAGAGTATATTTTCCAGCTGGGAGTGTAATTATTTTGTTAGCGTTTCCGTTTACATTGCCATAATTTGTATTTGACAACACTTTTGCACTGACTTGTGGTAATGGCAATCCATTTGGCAATTCGGTTAATAAATCTAGTATTGATCCATTACTTGCAGACCAGTCATTAGTTCCGCTTGAAAAATCGGAATTTAGCAATAAGTTCTCATGTTCATACACATCTTTAGGCATATACCCAACCCCCACATACTGGCTGTTAGGTTGCCTTGATTCCGTCATTCCAGTTCCATTAGCACTGGGGGAATAGCGGACATATCTAAGATAGTTATTAATTGTCTCAGCCGTAATCCGTATACCAGTTTTTGCAGCAGAAAGAGAGATTCCAGGCTTTGCCATCTGCGGTGTGGAAATAGTGAATACTCTCGCTGCCTCATCTGACCATGCGCCGTAAACGCTACCGATACGCATTTTAACGGTGTATGTACCATCAGGAAACATCATATTCGGAACGTAAGAGCTTGTTAAGCCTCCTGGCCTTTCTCCGCTGTCATGTACAAGCGTTGCGCCCTGATATATCCATATCCGATATATCGCTGTTTCTGATTCATTACTTCTCCATGTGATTTTTGTAATGGCATCATTTTTCATGGAATCGATGATAGGAGCCGTTGGCCGCCCAGTAAGTTCAAAAGATCCGTATGAATAATCAGACACAGCATTGTTGGCATTGTACGTTCTTACTCTCCACTCAATAATACCGGTAGGCATAGCGTTTGTATCAAGGGTGCGGCTTTGTACCGTAGAAACAACGCCTAATGCATCAGCCCAAGAAGCATTTCCTTGCTGTCTCCAACCGAAATCATACTTTGTTTGCCCATTATCATACAGTGAGTTGTGTTTCCATTGAAAAGTTAATGCATTCCCCTTTTCGATTACATCACCGTTTGGATATATAATTGTAGGAAGATCAGGAATAGCATCATTGTACGTAATCTCAATATACGGTATATTACCAGATTCCCTAGAAGAAAATTTCCACCACTCTGTCACTGCTATGTTGCTTTCTAAGTCCTGGAGTCCCAATACAACATTGTTTATACCGAGCGTATTTGATACAATGCTTGTTACGTCCCACACTATCCATTCATTTGCACTAGATACAGTAACTGTTGACTTGATTACTGTTGGGGAATGCGCCATATCGCTATCTATATATTTCGATTTCACAATGCTGCCGGTCAAAGTGTTTACGCTGACAGGTATATCATATTGAGCAGCATCTAATATACATAGCTTGCCTTTCTGTGTACAGTGTACCTTCAATTCTGCTTTTGTGATTTGCTTGTTTGCTAATGCTGGAATATCAAATTGCATCCATGCCATCATTGCGTTAGACGTGACCGGGCGCATGACAAGCATATGATCCAATGTACTGAAATTGTCATTAGGAGAAGTAAAGTATGTATAGTTATCAGCCTTACATTGCACTGTTTGAATTGCCATTATAGTCTACTCCTTCCTGCTCTGACGGCTGGCTTGCTCTGTTGCATGAAATTTACTACATCGTTCAATTCTTTGATATCTTTCGCAGGTATTGTGGCATACAAAATATATGTATCCCCACCTGATGATCTTCTTGATTCTTCCGCTGATATTACCCGTGTACCTCTTGGAAGTTCTAAGCGTTCTGGCCCATTCTCACCTACCCACGCTTCCCCTCCGGCTGCATAATCGGTTCCTGATGCATAATATTGTGTCTGCTGCTTTTGTATGGTGTTTCTCATATTTCCCACACTATTGCTGACACCTTCCATTGTTCTGTTGAGTTCATTCCCTTTACCTGCTATGGTGGCAATGATTACTCCTAGTGCAAGTAACGCAGCTACTACACCAATTACAACAGCGGTTGTTTTCGCAGCCTGTACATCAAAGTTCTTAAAAAAGTCAATCATTCCCTTGCCAGAGTTAGTAACTTCTTTTATTGCTTTTACAACCAACATAATACCTGCAACCGTACCACCAAGAGTAATAAGAGATTGTAATACAGGTATCGGAACATTTGCCAATGTATCGAAAAAAGCCGTCATAATTGGGGCGAGAGCCAAACCAAACGAATTTTGAAGTCCTTCGCTAGATTTATTTAATCTCTGTATTGAATCATCAAGGGCCCCTAATTTTTCTAATGCAACATCATCCATAACATATCCAAGGTTTTTCCCTTCATCTCCAAGTTGCCTCATCTTTTTACTTCCAATATCGATTATTGGATTAAGCTCTTTAGCAGACTTTCCAAATATTTCCATTGACTTTGCATCACGCTCGGTTTCATTATCTATTTTGCCAAGCGCATCGATTAGGTCATAAAAGGTATCTTCCGCATTTCTGAGTTCCTTGTTGCCATCTTTATAACGTACTCCTAATCTTGCAAATGATTTTTGTAAATCTTCATTTCCGTCCCTGGCTCCTGCCATGTTTTTTATCATCTTTGTCATAGATGAGCTAATTTGTTCAGTTGATACATCTACTAATTCGGCTGCATAGTCCATTTTTTGTAGTGTTTCTGTAGACAAACCTGTTACGCTTGATAAAGTAAGAACATTGTCAGCATATTCAGACGCAGCCTTAGACGCATCATAGAGCTTTGTAACCATGGCTCCCATTGTTACCATGGCAATACCGACATTTTCATTTAAACCATCAAATTTTGATGCGAAGTTCTCAATTGCTGGAGAAGCTTCAAGCCCTAGCGTACCGCTTATGCTCCTGATCGTATCTCCAAATGATCTTTGCTTTTGTTCTGAGTTCTCTACTTCTTTCCCGGCTTCTTCGTTTTTCTTTTTGTAATATTCAAGCTCCTTGTTTGCATTATCATATTCACCATTAAGTTTTTCTAATGTTGTACGTGCGGTAAGAAGCTGCTTATCTAAAGAATCAATCTGCTTTTCTGTGGCTGTTCCGCTTGACATTGCTTTATCATAAGCTTTTCTGTGTTCATCAACAATTTTCGTCTGGAGGTCGATCATCTGCGACAGAGCTTCTTGTTTTACAGTGAGCTGGTCTGTTTCTGTGCCGTAGTTCTTTGCCTGTTCTTTTGCAAGCTTAAACTCTGCATCGAGAAGCCCCATTTTTCTATTACATTCCGTAATTCCACCGCTGAATTCGGCATAGTCAAGACCTAACACAATGGTACGTTTATATGCACTGCTCACTTCCCCACCCCTCCATTTCTTTCATAGATGTTACAACACGTTGATCTGAAAAGTATTTCGATTCGTAATTTTCGACTGTTACAGCCTTTGATTCATCTTGGTAAATATCAATCATCTTTACGACTTTTGATGGGCTGCTTAACCAAAATTCATGCTCAGACATTTGCATCTTTACACAATAAATGTAAAAAAACATGTCAAAATCAATTAGCAATCTTTCGATTTTGATTTTGCCAGCCCCATCAATATCTGAGCCATTATTTTTTTTGATACGGCTTCCTCTGTTTCCTGATCCATGGTACCAGCAGATTCAGTGTAATCGTGAATTATCCCTTCGAGGTCTGCGGGATTAATTGATAAAGCAAGTGCATTTGCTTCTTCCAAAGTAAAATCTGGATCATTCGCTTTTACACCGGAATAAATAACAATCGCTCCAAATTCTTCAATCGGTATATCTGATACGGTCTTGTTTTTTTCTGCAAGTGCTTCCATCATATAGCGCATTGCCTTAACATTAAATGTTGCCAGCATAGTCCTATCATTGAATGTTATTTCAACTTCATTAGCTGGCCTAACAGCTATTTTTTTCATTTTACCCCTCCATTTTAATAAAGCCCTTGATTTTTTCATTGGCTTCAAGGGCTTCGATTATCGTGACATTATTTAAGGTGTTTTTGCTGGGTATTTTACGGGTCCTGTTAAAAAGAACGCTGCGGCCTGTGCAACCGTGTATTCGGAATTTGCAGTATCTGCATAGAAACGTATCTGCTTATCTGATTCCCTTGGAATGAAGTTGATTGTTACAGAATCCGTTGAGAAGTTCATGTTGTCTGTAGACTGTTGGATAGTCTGGTTAGCCGGCTGCGCCCTACCTTTTAGAAGCCATACCTGCTCCTTAGTATTTCCGGTCTGCTCAACCTCAAAACCAAGAGCGATATATGGCGGCTCGTCACCATCTTTTTCAATTACAACACCGTCAACCATGGAATTTCCCATGATTTCGGCTCTTGTTTCTATGTAGAGTTTATTTACATCTACTGCTGCCGCAATGCCTTTCATCTTCCCTATATCTTCTTCTTTACTACCATCACCATAAAGCACTGCGGTTGCTACCTGTGGCGTAAGCTGCACCTGCATAGCTTTACCAAGTGGCTTAACAGGACCATATGTAGTACCTTCGGCAGTATCTGTTAATATCAAGGAATACACTGGCCTGGCGATATTAATCCGATTCGACTTCTTAGACGTCATCTGTATCCTCCTTTATATGCTTAAAATTAAGATTACCTCTCCACATTTTCCCGTTTGTATCGTATGAAATTGTCACTCTAGGAAAAGTGTTATACTTTATATTGATAAGGGCCTTTTTCAAAATACCCGTTTTACTGTTTACATCATCCCTGCCCTTACCCCATATATCAATTTCATAGGTTTCGGATTCTTCCGTAACCTCTCCACTCCCTGAAAGCTCCGGGTCCTCATATGGCTTATACCATGTGGCGTAACCAGAAGGAATAACGGGGTCAGAAAGTTCACGCACAGGGATATTTAAAGTGGTTTCAATGATTTGCTTAATATCCATTATTGCACCACCTTTTTCATCATTTCATGAAGAGCTGATTCAATATCACTTTCGGAAGCTTGTACAGCACGTTCAATGAATTTTAATCCAGGCACAAAGGTTCTCCCATCTCTGGCTATATGCCCGTCATTAAGTTGTTGCCATTTGTATCCCGTGTACTTTCCACCTCTTACACTGACATATAGATTCCCTTGCTTATTTTTCTTTACAGTGAAGCTAACATCATCTTTTACGTGCACATAAGGCCGAGATCCATCGTAATTCTTCGGCTCAATATCAAGCCTTGATTCAATACCAGACCTATGCAGATATCTGATAACGTTCTTTTTAATTGCAGATCCTGTCTTACTTAAGACCTTTCGTTCCTCTGCTTGCATTTCCTTTGGAAGGTCTTTAAGCATCTGGTCAATATAAGAGATCTCTTCTTTATAATCAATTGCAACTCTCATATACTCACCCCACTGTCAAAGATAATGTTGATTCATCTTTTTGGAACGTTCTCAAAATGTTATATCTGGCTCCTTTGTATACTACCTGCTGCGGATTAACCAGTTCTTCATTTTTGAGAATTGATGCATTTTCAAAATCCTCCGGATCAATCTCTAAAGTGAGTTTAGGAGATAACCCCACTGCATAAGCCTGATAAAATTCACTTCTGGTACAAGATGCCTTATTACAGAATACTTCTATTTCCGCTGGATCAACTTCGCTTCCACTAGCAGTGAGCGTAACCAGTATACACACTTCATTTCTCATGGTGTTACCTCCTCTCCTTTGTATTCGCTGGCAAGTGACATAGCTATCTTGGTCGCTTCATAGGATTGCCTGTACCTGTCAGCTTCGCCGTTATAGTTCATCTGCCACCTCAGATAAAGCCTCAGAGCAGCTAAAGAAAGCATATCCCCGGCTGGTATGGCCTTAACACCGCTCATACTCAAATCCGTAAGATATGCTTCTTTCAGCATTTCTAATTCGTCATCTAATTTCGTGTGGCTGATTCTAACCATACTGCGCATTTCTTCTTTTGATACAGTTATGGTCAGCATATAACCACCCCTTTATTAGACTGATTTCTTGGTTACGGTTACCAGAGAATTCTTGTCAATCGTCTTTCCGTCACAGATCATAACAGCCTTAGTCACCTGATCCTCAGTGTCATTGTCCTCGTATGACTTAATGGTCATATTATAGTTCGTGTTGAACATATAGTCGGACCAGTCAAAAAGGAATGCAACGACTGTATCAGATGTAATAGTGGCACCAAGGCTTGTCATATAATCATTTAAAACCACACGCCTACCAAGCAATGATCTTTCCGGCTGCCCGTTGATTCCGTAGTTTACCCTGGCAATCGGCTGCTTATTACTATCAACCATTCCAATAAACTTCATGAATGTTTTCTTAGTCATGTTCCAAACGGCACCATTTTCATACGCCAGAGGAAGTGCGGCTTCTGCATCAACAAGCGTCTGATATGTAGGATCGCTCGCCGCTGCAATTTCGATGTTTTGACCAGTTTCAACAGTTCCGGTTAATACACCTTTCGGTTGACCAGTTCCAGTACCAGAGATAAAAGCAATTTCCTGGGCTTTTACCATTGCCTCTGATACATTGTTTATAAACGTTGTTTCAAACACCTGTAGAGACATTACAGAGGTTTCAAGCGTCATTGAAATTGCACATCTAAGCTTATAACCTTTAATATCAATCTGCCCGGTTGTCTTTTTCTGCTTATCAGATGTGGCACCCTCGGCCACCCATGTTGCCACAGGCTTTACGGTAGATGTTGGGACCGTTGCCCCGGGTGCGAAAGTAGTTCTTGTAACAAGTGGAAGGATCATTCCGATGGATTCCATTTTTTCAACGATCCGGTTGATAACAGTAGGAGAAATTACGGCCCCTACGTCCGTTGTCTTGGTTGTGGTCGATGCATTCCTGAACTTATCCGGGATAGCCTTTCCACCGACTACATGATTCATAAATGCTTTTCTGTATTCCACTGAATCATAAATATCTTCCGAATCGACTTTGGCGACAGGAGTAACAGACGGGATTGTTCCAGCACCGGAAAGGTTTACGATCTGAGGAATTTCTCCCAGTGCTTTAAGGTTTGCTTCCGCTTTTGCTTCGTTTGAAAACTGTTCATCGAGTTTTTCAATCGCATTAATTTTCGCATTGGCTTCATCTACCTTTCCGGCATTAATAAGCTCCTGCGCTTCGTTTTTCATTGCTTCTCTTTTTGCTACGTATTCTTCTCTTTTCATTAAAAATCTCCTTTCAAATTAAGCAGCCGTAATCTGGCTTCTGCTTTTTGTTTTTCTAAATTTTCTGCATTAAAAAAATCCGTGGCATTATTGCCCGGACCCTTAATGAGATTCCTTAATTTTTCAATTGTTTCTGGCGGGATTCCGCCGATAGAATTTGTAAGTGGTATGCGGCTGTCCTGGAACATTACCTTATCAATAAATCCATAATCAACCGCCTGTTGCGCAGATAACCACGTTTCCTTATCCATCATGGAAAGTAACTCTTCTTTTGACATTCCTGTTTTGTCCACATAAGCATTCACTATGGATTCATCTGCCATTTTTAGGACTTCGGCTTGATGTTCCATGGCTTTATGATTCCCGCTTGCATAGCTTGATACCTTATGTATCATGTACATAGCCGTGGGGCTTATTTCTGATTCTCCGGCCTCTGCGATTACTGACGCTGCTGACCCGGCAAGCCCAACAATACGGATTTTCTTATTTCCTTTGTATGATCGTAAAGCAGTATAGATTTCTGATCCAGCAAATATGTTACCGCCAGGACTGTTGATTTCCACTTCGATTTCTTCACCATTTGCCTCTGCAAGCTGCTTCGAAATACCTTGTGGTGACGTATGCTCGACTTCAAGCCACTCATAAATCCAGGCATCACTATTGCCTACAATTTCGCCTTTCACATCAATCTTTTTCGGCACTCTTCTCACCACCTTTCAACAAAGCATAAATAGCTGCCTTTGTCTCTGCTATGTTATCAAGTTGCATATTAGATAAAAGGTTTGTGACCTTATCTACTGTTTGTGTGTCCAATCTGCGCAATGGCTTATCACCATCAGCAACCGGGCTGAGATTGAATGTTTCACGCCATTCGTTCGGCGTAAGCGCACCACGGTCTACCATGGCCTGTAACGCTAACTTTGTGGAAAGGCTGGCGCATTGTAGGTTAGAAGCATCAAAGTAGATACTGTTTCCAAATCCACGCTCACGGCGATTAAATAGCTTTCTGGTGTACTCTGCTGATAACTGCAGCGCGTCAGGCTCTACTACAATTTCAAAGTAACTATTCCATTCATCTTCTGTGTAATTTGAATGTACGATTTTGTCGTTTGTGTTAAAGAAAGCATATAGGCGTTCTTTTGTGTTGCTCATTTGTAGCGCATTTGGAACATAGTCTTTTGGTTCGATTCTTATAACGTCTGCTTTTGCATCTACTCCGGCAGCCCCGAACGTTGTACTTGATATGCTCAAGTAATTATCAACAAACTCTTGTACATTCTTCTTTAAATCTTCCGGGCGCATTGGCGTGGTATATTTTAGCAACCACCTTATTACACTGCTGTTTTTTATTGCATTTATTATACCTTGGTCAGTAGTTGTAATAATATCCATGATTTGCTTAAGCGGTGCTTCCGGGGACTCCCCGAAAACATCGTTGTCGTTGAAATCCTTACGCAGATGTATTACTTCTGTATAAGGGAACGTCAATGTATTACCATTGAGAAAATAGAATTTTAAATTAAGGTCCCCTCCTTCGTATTTAGCCTCTACCCCCGCTGCTGGTATCGGGTAAAGCTGCTGCGGTATTCCATTTTCATCTCTTACAATTAGGATAAAAGCATTATTATTTAATGCTAACTGCGTTGCAACTTTCTCCTGCATTATCTGCCCGGACATTAAAGGATTAGGTTCTTCTAATAAAAAACGCATATATACATCAGGATTAACCGTTATTGATCCGTTAAAGTTGCGTATATGCTTAGCTTTTAACTTTCCTATTGCCTTGGAATATGGTCTTACACACGCTCTAACCATGTCGGACTGAAATAGTTTACCATTCCATGCGAAAAATCCATTTCCTTGCTCTGTAATCATTTTAAAAGCAGATTGCATGGCAACGTTGTTAAGTACCATTTTTATTTTTGCACCAATTCCCAAGTTTTACCTCCTTCCTATATGATACTTTGGTATTCAAGCATCTTGTCTTGCAGTATCTTGTACGCATCAATTAGGGCAAGAGTACCATCAATTCTCTGTCTTGTATCAGTTCCTTTTATTGGCTGTATGTTTCCGTTAATATCGGTTTTTATGTATGTATTATAAAAACACCACTTATCAATTTTATTATTGTTATAAATGATTTTCTTTCCTTGAAGATCTGCTTTAAGTTCTTTCATTGGTTGGCTTAAAGTTATCACACCTTGCCTTACTGGAATCATTGACTTTTCCCCAAATTCAGACTTGAATTCTGTCAATAGAGAATCATCTATATGCCACGGATCGTAGCCAATATAAAGTATGTATAAATCTTCTTGATCTCTTAATTCACAAAACCAGTCTAACATTACCCTTTTATTTACCTTGTTACCTTCTACAGATCTTAGTATCCCCTCATCTTTCCATAACTGATAAGGAATGTTATCTCTACCCTTTCTATCACCTAAAAGTTCTTGTTTATCTAAAACAGATTGTGGAATCCAATACATTTGTTTAACATATATCTTATCATCATTTGGTTTCATGCAAATCGCCTTTGCAGCACTTAGATCCACAGAATCAGCAGCATCCATTCCTCCGATTGCATACCGGAATTTATAATTAAATGTTTCCTCGTTTTCATAGTCCTCATATCGTAGCCACGCCGCTTCTGAGGTTTGCTTTATATTAAAGTCTTTTACAAGGACAGTTGGTTTAAAAGAATTGTCGTCTTTTGCTTTTTGTACCATCTGCCGCAGGTAGTCATAGCTTTTTATCGTGCCAAGTCCTGGATTTGCTTTTATCCAGTACTCTTCTTTATCCCACTCGTTGATATGGTCCAATTCGTAGATAAATGGAAGAAATCTTTTGTTGTCCGCTTTCCCGTCAATGATATCGCCTGCATATTTGTATTGGCTGTCAAATATTCCTTCCCGTACAAATCCATTTGTTGTAATGCAAAAAAGGAGCGGTTGTGCCCTCGCTCCCATGGATTGTTTTACCAGATCATAAATATCTCTGTTTTTGATTGCTGCCAATTCATCGATAACTCCGCAATGAGTGTCCAAGCCGTCAAGGCTATTTGCGTTACTTGCAAGTGCCTTTATAAAGCCCATATTAATCTTGCAATAGAGATCGGCCGCCCTTTTCCTGATATGCTTTCTCAAAAGTGGGGATTGCATCCTCATTTTGTCGGCAGCGGTAAAACCAAGCTTCGCCTGATCCAGCATTGTTGCCACATTGTAAATCTGTGGTGATCCTTCTTGGTCATTTACCAGCATGTCTAACTCAATGGCTGCGGTTTCGGTGGTTTTCCCATTCTTACGTCCTTCAATGATTAAAACCTCGTTGTATTGCCTGATATCGTTATCATCAACAAAACCGAATATGGCTTGCAATCTGGCTTTCTGAAATAATTCAAGTTTCAAAGGCGTTCCAAGTTTTCCGGTCGGTAACTTGCAGAACTTTTCAATGAATGTGGTGTGTCGACTTGCAATATCATAATCAAAATGGAACTCTCCCGGATTTAAGTACTGCTCAAGCAACCTATCCGATATTCTTTTCATTTTATCGCAAGCAGTTATTTTCCCGTCTGCAATTTGAGTAAAATACGATTCAAATTCCGTCAACGCTTACCACCGCCCACAAATTCAAGCAACTCATCAACATCTTCTTTCCCTTCTGGCAGAAGATCGGTAAGCTGTTTTATGATTTTTTGATATGAGGTGTTCATTGTGTTATACAGGTCAGCAACTGGACGCTTGCGATCATACGGTTCCTGCTTATCACCCTGGGAGAATCTTTCAACGAATCCATTCTCATCAAGGTCTTCTTCGAATTCCTCAAGGCTGGCACGCATGAAAGCAGCACGCCTTATCAGACCTTCAACCGTTCTCTTTTTATTTTCGTCCAGATTTTTGAAAATCCTTTTAAGTTTGTTTTCCTCTTTCTTAATCCTCTCAGCCTTATCCATCTTCTTTCATCTCCTTTCATGGGGAGGGGGTACTGTAAAACTTCATGCGTAAAATTTGATGTTGGGGACTCGG